GCACAGGAGCATATTGGTTAAAAGTTCCATCTTGAGGTATATTTCGCAGTATGTTGAATATTTGCTCATGCAAGCCTTTAAAGGCCCAATGAGTAATGATATCCAGCATTGCGAATACTCTCAATTTGCCGGCAGGTTCCTCTTTAAAACCGAGGCGACCAAGAGTTCTAATCATAGTCTCTTTTCGCCAGATCAACTTATCGATCTCCTTAAATCCTACATTCTACCAGGAGTTAAACATAAAGGAATTCGTTCCTCTAGTGTAAACTTTTAAAGCTTTAACTAAAGAAGGATTTTCCTTAAAAAGAATAACAGCTGATAAAAGACTCAATGGAGCAGAAGCAGGAACTTTAGCATAGGTAGAAGAACTATTATTAGTTATATAAGTTTTAACTTTTAACTAATTCATAGCCTCCCACCGGTCAGTCTCTAAGAGATCTAACCACTTGGTTTTAAAGCTTCTTTTCTAGTGACCAATGAAAGTTGGTAAGAAAGTGTCAAAGTCCTTAAGAAAGGAACTTAAACGTTCTGCATCTTTGACTGGAGTCACAATTGAATCCTATTTTAAAATATAGGGAAATTCGAAGACTCGATACTATGAGAACTAGGAAAGCCAGAATCTTATGATATTCAAATCTCCTCCGCGGATGCGGCGTCTATGAATAGACGGTATCATTCGAGGTAAACCTCGATTAGTACGGGAGAAGCGACATTTCAATGGAGTCTAGTCTTTAAGAGGAGAACCTCCTAAAGCTTGTTGCTAATTCACATATTGAGCCTTTAAAAAGAGTACAGTGAACTTAAAACCATTGGTTTTAACTAACACATGAACTTTGGCCAAGAAAGTGATAATAACTTTGATGTAACCTAGAGATAAACGGGCACCTATTAAACGAACTACCTCAATTAGGTAATTAGTAATAGGTCGACCTAGTATTACCTAGATCATAGCATTAAAAGATGCATCTAAGCGTATACGTCGATTAAAATGAAAATTTTGATTGATGAACACGAGAAAGATGAAAACTTTTAAACTTCGGTTTCCCCTCGCGGGGGCCGCAGCCACTCCTGGAAAAGGAGACGTTACACTCTGAGGCTAATACAAGTTAATAACTTAAAGCACTAGATCTTCCCCCGCACCCAGCGGTTAAACTGGGATAA